AAATCTTATTGTGAAATCAACCCCTTTTGCCCCTTACTGGGTGCTACTAAATGATGATTCAGTTCTTGCACCTGGGGCATTGAAAAAGATTAGTGAACAGGTTGATACTGAAGCTATCAATTTTCTTAGCATTATGCCTAAATGGTCTGGTTTTGTTTTAGGTGAAGGTGCGGTATTGAAGGCAGGTTTGTTTGATGAACGCTTTCACCCTATCTATTTTGAAGATAATGATTATGAACGCAGGCTTCAAGCTGCGGGGGTGAAGGCTAACTTTATTCACGCTGTTTTACATCACGATAATAGTTCTACTTTGAATAGTGGTTTTCATAGTCAAAATGATTTGACTTTTCAACGCAACAGCGATTTGTTCAAGCGTAAGGTTGCTGAAAATGATTTATCGCAGGGTGAATGGGATTTGGGGATAAGGCGGGTGAACGCGTGGGACAGGTAATCTATACGGGCGGAACTTTTGACTTGCTACATAAAGGCCACATAAGGTTCTTGAAGGCTTGTAGAAGGCTTGCGGGGGTCAATGGCAGGGTTATTGTTGCTTTGAATACTGATGCCTTTATTGAAGCGTATAAGGGCAATCCGCCTATCATGGATTTTGCTGAACGCCAAGAATTGTTGCTGGCAACTAAGTATGTTGATGGGGTGGTTGCTAATGAATTTGGGGCAGATTCTAAACCAACTATTTTCAAGGTGATGCCTGATTTGATTGTGATTGGGGATGATTGGGCTAAGAAAGATTATTATGCCCAGATGCAGTTCACGCAGGATTGGTTAGATCAACATGGGATTCAGCTTGTCTATGTTCCTTATACGCAAGGCATTTCAACTACGGATTTGAAACAGCGCATAGCGGGCAGGCAAGTAAAATAGGAATAGACTTTAGGAGATTCAATGGCTCTAACTAACGCTTACTGTTCTTTGGCGGATGTAAAAAATGCCCTTCGCATTACTGACACTTTAGATGATCTAATGATTGAAGCAAGCATAAATGCAGCTTCACGCATGATTGACCAGTATTGCAACCGCTATTTTTATTCAGGTTCAGCGGGCGAAGTTCGCAAATATACCCCTGTTGATTCTTACTATTGCTGGATTGATGATGTTCAATCTATTACTGAACTAAAAACTTCTTCAACTTTGCTAAACCTTTATGATGTGACCTGGGATGTAACTGATTATGAAGTTGTCCCTAAGAACCGCATTGAAAATGGTGGCTATTACCCTATAACCAAGATTAGGGCTATTGGGCATTACCTTTTCCCTATCTTTGGTGATAACGCTTTAGTTCAGATTACAGGCACTTTCGGCTGGCCTGCGATACCTGACCAAATCAAGTTTGCAACTATTCTGCAAGCTTCAAGATTGTTCAAGCGTTTAGAATCGCCCCTTGGTGTTGCAGGTGTTTCAGATATGGGAATTATGCGTGTAGGTTCTAGCGTTGATGGTGATGTTGCACAGCTAATCAACCCTTACCGCTTACTTAGAACAGGTGCGTAATGGCAATTTCTGACCTTAGATCACGTTTGGCCAAGAACCTTCGCAAGGTTACTGGTTTGCGGGTAGTTGAAACTTTGCCTGATGTAGTCAATCCGCCTATGGCCATGATTGCCTTAGATAAGGTTGCCTATAATCGCCAAAACAATGCGGGTATGGCGGAATACACTTTTAAGATAACTGTAGTTTTGGGGCGTGTTAGTGAACGCACCGCGCAGCAAGCAATGGATTTGTATGTTGCACCTGGGGCGGGTTCAGTCAAAGCTGCGGTTGAATCAGATAAAACATTAGGCGGAAATGCTTATGATGTTTTCATATCAGAATTGACTGCCATTGGGGCTGTTCAAATCAATGCGGTAGACTTTTATAGTGCTGAATTCTCGGTGCAAGTTTTCGCAAGTTAAGGAATAAATAGATGGCAATTTTTGTCGCAACAGATTTCGCGGTTACTATCAATGGTTCAACTGCTTTATCTTCTTATCTAACGCAGGTAGAACTAAAAACTTCTGCCAATGACATCACTACCACTTCTTTTGGATCTGGTTGGGTTACCCGCGTTGCTGGTTTGAAGGAAGGCACTCTTACGCTTCAGTTCAATCAGGATTACGCTTCAGGTGCGGTTGATGCTACTTTGTGGCCTTTACTTGGCACTAACGCAACAGTTACAATCACGCCTACAAGCGCAGCTGTTTCAACTGCAAACCCTAAATACAGCGTTGTAGCTTTGGTAAATGACCTAACCCCCGTTAGCGGACAGATTGGGGACTTGGCTACACTAAGCCTAAACTGGCCTACCAATGGAACAGTTACGAGAGCTGTAAGTTAATGAATCAACTAAACCTACGCATTGAACTTGTAGAAGGTTCAATTATTGATGTTGTAACTTCCGCTGGCGATTTAGTCAAATGGGAATCAAAGTTTGATTTAGGTATTGACAAGCTGGAAAAGGTAACGCACTTACTTTATTTAGCGTGGCTTGCTGTTTGTAGAACTAATAAAGTTTCAACTGATTTTGATTCTTGGATTGAAACAGTTGCGAAAGTTGAAGTTTCTGACCCAAAAGCCTAAAGCCTTTAGGCGTTGATTCTTATCATTGGTTGATTGCTAATCTGGCGGTTGCAACAGGGATAGCCCCAAGTGTTTTGTTGCAGGAATCGGATCGCATGATAAATACCATGATGTTTGCCTTGCAATATCAGAAAGGCAATAATGACTGAAAATGTTATTTATGATGTTAAGGGTCTAATCAAGGATTTGAATGACCTTTCGCCTGCCTTCAAGAAAGCAATGTTGAAGGATTATCGCAAGATTGCTAAGAAGCCTAACGAAAAAATAAAATCTGCTATTCCTGAAACTGCCCCTTTGCCTGGGATGCGTATAAGTAAGAATCCGCATGGAAGATTAGCGTGGGGTGCAGGTAAGCCTGCTAATACAACTTCTATTAGGTTCAGAACTACGGGTTCACGCAAATACGCTATTACTTCTTTAGCTTCTATCTGGGTGATGTCCCCTATGACTGCTATTGCTGATGTTGCAGGTAAGGGTTCAGGTGTTCCTAGGGATGAATTCACTAAGCCTTACCCGTATAGGGGTGGCGTTAGGAAGCATAGGGTTACCAGTCAAGGTATAACTATGATTCAAAGGTTGCGGTTGGAACGCAAAAACAATTTTGTTTATCCTGCGGTTGAAAAATCTTTGCCTGATGTTGAACGCGAGATAAAATTAGTGTTAGAACAATACGCTGCCAAGGTAAATAGGAAGTTAGGCTAATGTCCGTAATTGTAAAGCTGTTATCCAAGTTTGATGATTCGGGTATTAAGAAGGCGCAACATGGGTTTGGTGGGTTAAAAAAGACTCTTGGTGCTATCGGTATTGGTTTCGGTATAAAGGCTATTGCTGATGGTTTGATGGATGCAGCTAAAGCGGCTTCTGCAGATCAGAAATCAACTGCCCTGTTGAATACGCAACTAACCAAAAATTTGGGATTGAATAAACAGCAAATCAAGGGTAGCGATAAGTTTATAGAAAAACTATCTTTGCAAACAGGTATTTTGGATGATAATTTACGCCCTGTTTATGCAAGGTTTGCGAATGTTACTCACAATGTAACTAAAGCCCAAAAACTTTTGACTATGACTGTTGATGCAAGCGCAGGTAGCGGGCTTAGTCAAGCAAGAATTGCTAAAGCTGTTGCAAAGGCTTATGACGGAAATACCAAGTCACTTATTGCAATGTTCCCTGAACTAAAAAACTCTAAAAATGCTTTAGCGGATTTTAGTAAAGAATATTCAGGTATGGCTGCGCTGAAGGCTGACCCGTTTATGAAGTTCAATAACAGTATGGACATTTTGAAAGAAAAACTTGGCGGACTTATTCTGCCAATTATCACTAAGTTTATTGATAGCATTTCGCAACCTGGGGGAATGATTGACCAGATTGGTGCGTTTTTTGATGCAGCTTCTAACCCTAAATCTGATGTTGGTAAAGCCTTCAAATCTTTAGGCGATTCAGCAACTATTTTAGGTGAAGATTTGACTGCCTTATTTGGCACTATGGATCCAAATAATGAAGGTAACTCTATGGCAGGTTTTGCTCATGGTTTACAAATGCTTGCTGACTTGATTGGAAGCGTTGCTGATGGTGCAACTGTTTTGGGCGGTATTCTTCAAGCAACTTTTTCAGGTGATTTTATGAAGGCTATTGAATTATCTGGGGCGGATTTTGGTGTTGCTGCTTATGCGCTAAGAAAAAATATAGGTGTTCAAGATGCAATCAAACAAATCAACGCTAATACGCTGAAAACTGGGCAAGGTAGTTTTATTCAAGGTTCAGGTTTCTTTGATATGGAAACTGGACTTAGTGCAAGAAATTACAGCAATGTAAACTTTGGCGGTCACCCTAAAAAGATGGCTAGTTTGTTTGGACAGAAAGCCCCACTAAATCCTTACAACCTTCCTAATACGCAGGTAAACATTACTGTTACTTCCGCTGACCCTAAAGCTGTAGTTGATGCTGTTTCTAAATATGTGAAATCTAATGGCAATGTTCCTAGTTCATGGGGCGTAACCAGTTCATACGGAACTGGTGGTAGAAGGTAATGGCCAATCCAACGCAATATGTTGCAATAAAGTTTGGTGCTTCAGGATGGGTTGATGTTACTGCAGATGCAGGCAACATTACTATCAAT